GTCCGTAGGCCCGTCACATGTTATTGCAGCTGTTATCACTTGTTAAAACTGTTTGTTCAGTCTAACAATATATTCAGCTGTTTCACAGTGAGTTCATACGTCATATATTTTACTACTCTTGCTCGCTAAGTCGTTTACCTTACACCCTTTATTGGGTTTGGAACGCACCAGCATGAGTATCATAGCTATTTTTGTGGCAAAGTATGTTTACCACTTTTTCATCTCCTTGCTTGGAGGAAATTTTTACAGACTTTTATTTAGAAGAATTCCCTTTATTCAATCATGGGAAAATATTAAATTATTAGTGGCTTTTTATGGGTTAATTTTCTTTTTATTTTTCCCTTTAACTTTCTTTTGTGGGACCTTTTATAGCATAATTATTACTGGGATCTTTATCTATAATTCCTCATTTGCAATTAGATGTCTAATTTGGGTGGCGGTCAATATTTTCGGATGTAAATTAGAATCACTACCTTCAATTCGGGAAATAAATCGGTATAATCAAGTCAAAGTTCCGACTTACAGTTCACCAGGGATTTTGACTGATAATGCAAAGAAGCAAATTGCTAATCCATTTGAAATTGAACAAAAGGAAGAAAAAGATTTGCTTTCAATCATGAGTAAACTCAAAATTATGAATTCTTTTGATTTAGTTTTAGATTTTATTTACTCTACATGTATTCAAGATTCAATTTCGGCCTTATTTCGATTTTCTGAATTACATGGATTCTTTTGGACTACAATTGAGACAAAAATAAATCAAATTCAGACCTTGAAATTATCTATCTACAATATTTATTTATTTTTAACAGATCAATCATTACAAGAACTTTATTTAAGTGAAATTGGAACTCAAAATCAACAATCAATTAAGAAGACTCAAATTCAAAATTTACCCAATTTTCATGAATATGCTGGAATGTATAAGAAAAAAGGAAACCAAGTAATTGTAGCTTTAGAATCGGAAGACTCTTTAGTTGCAACAATTCGTGATACATTTGGCATTACTGATCCAAAATTTACTGTGATAGGCGCTTCTATGCTTGCGTTTGTTACAGTTCTCATCACTTTTGTTTTTGGTAAAGAATTTTTCTCATCGTCAAAGAAAGATAAAACATTGACAACTATAGTGAATGAAATTGGCACATTTTCAAAAAATTGTACATCATCAGCAGCGTTATTCTCAACATTTGGCCTAACAATTTTTAACGCTGGATTGGCTTTACTTGGCGCTCAATGGATCCCCAAAAATGACTCAGAGATGGATTCTTTTATAAAAGAAATTAATACAGCAACCGACAAAATCGATAAGTATTTAATGGATGCGAAAGTCATACCAACAATTTTCTTTTCTAATCCAAATCTAATGGAGGATTGCGAGAAAGCTTTTAATGACTGTTCAAAATTACACCGTAAAATGCTCAAACATAAACAACTCAAGAATGCAAAACCTTTATTTGATAGAATGCAAGAGCAATTTAAGGAACTTAAGAGTCATAGAGATTTAGTGATGAATTCTTCAAATGGCAAACAAGAACCCACTGTCATTTGGATAGCCGGACCTCATATGCAAGGAAAATCACAGGTTGTTAATACCATAGTCGATAAATTGTCTGAACTACATCAAAGAAAATTGACTACTTATACCCGGTCATTTGACAAATATTGGACTGGCTACTGTTTTCAGGATGTTGTCATTTATGATGAATTTATGAAAACACATGGAGTTGATGGACGACCAGATGCGATGGAATTACAGGAGTTTTTTACGTGTAACTCAACGGCACTCAATTTGGCAGCAGTTGAAGAAAAAGGAAGAAAGTTTGCATCAAAATATATTATAATATGTTCCAATTTATTAGATCCCATCCAGCAACACAATTTAGTTTCAATAACAGCGCTTTTTCGACGGCGCGATATTTTATTAATTTGCGGAAATAGTGAATTTGACAAATTTGTTAACGATTTTGGCTACACTCCTACTTATTCAAATTTGGCATATCTCCAGGATACAACAGGAATTGATTATGGCGCTCGTATTTATCCACCAGATTGTTCAACAATAAATCTGACGTCAATAGCACCTGAAGTTGAGAGCAGAAATCAATATAATCATCTCCACAATTTGCAAGTAACTGTCGATGAAGTTGCAAAAGAAGCCTTTCGTCACCAGTGTAAAAAAGCAAAAATTTATCACGACACATTATGTAAAAATTTCGGCCAGGAGTTTGAATATAAACAAGAAGGAACTAAAATTGATATGAATAAATTGTATTTTAAATCTAGACATCCCTCACCTTTATTACAGTCACAATCTATGAGAACATGGCTTGAAGAGATGCACGATCTGGTGAATAAAGTTAAAGCAGGTGCAGAGAATGACAAGGCTAAACAACGAGAGATTCTTCAAGCAAAACCAATAGTTCAGCAACCATTTGTAATTTACAATAACTCAATTATGGTGTGTTCAGATAACTCGGATTCTTCATCAATTTCATCAGACGAGTCATATCAAAATCTTATTTTAGACCGACAATTAGAAAATGTTAAAACTAACCAAGCAATAATTAAAGGAGGCCATAATATATTGAATGTTTGGATTAAAGATCAAGATCAAGAAGATTTTTTGAACGATTTAGAATATCATCTTAAAAAAGGATTTAACTATACAGTTACTTATGATTTGGCCACGCCTGGAAATTTTTTAATCATTGACGATAATTCTTCAAAAGTTTTTATCCCTCGTCTTAAAAATGGCGAGTTTAAAGATCAATTTAAATGTATTCTTAATTGTAAAAATTACAATGCACCATTGGCAACAGTGCCTGAAAATGATTTTTACTATCATGACAAAAAATTTTTTATTGGACCATTGGCAACGGAAGGTTATTCTATGACAAAACACATAGTTTACAGGTTTAAATTACAGGGAATTGATTTTGACGCAATGAAACAGACTCTTTACACATTACCTCCAAAGAACATTAAGAGTAAAATTTTCATAAATTTACCTAATAAAGACATATTGAAATTGTTACATCAAGGAGACTTTTCTTTTTTACGTACTCATAGCAGCACCGAAGGTATTGGCTATTTGGCATTGGATGGAATCTTTAGTATCTTCAATCCCTATATTACAAATTTGCGTTTTCAACGAAACAGTATTGAACAACAATTGGCGTTATTTAATGAATTGGCGATAACTTACACAGGAGAATCTCTTTTATTTTCAACCCAGAATGGAAATTTTCTTTTGACATCTTACCATCGTTTGGCATTTTTCGCAAAGGTTGACGTGGATTGTTGTGAGGAGAACGAGTTGATCAATGATCTTGACTTGACCGGAATGGATCCAACTGCATTTATGGAAAGTGTGCAAGAACTCAAAAAAGAAATGTACATTTTAAGAGGCTGGAACATGTTAACACCGGAATGGAAAGAACGATTGGAAATGTTCCAATCACTTTTGTTGCTGTTGGGTTCTTTTTTGGTTTTGTCGCATTCATTCTCATGCGCTAGAGCCAAATATCATGATTGGAAATGTAAAGAACATCAAAAAGAAAAAAGTAAAGAGAATGCAGATCGTCAAAAGAAACAAAAAGAGAAACCAAAATCAACATCCCGGGATCTGACTTTGGAATTATTTGAAGAAAATGATGCTTTTCGGCAGAAAACTAGAAAAGATAAGAATGTCAAGAAGAATTTGGATCTGGAGTTTTCAGAGGAAAATGACGGTTTTCGACAAAAAACTAGAAAAGATAAAGGACAAAAGAAAACATTAGATCTCGAAAATGATGGCAGAGCCGTTAATTATAGAAAAAAAACAACACCCAAAAAGGATCTGAGTTTGGAGACAGTGGAATTGTCAGCAATGAAAGAGGATTTCCATCGTCCAGACGATATGCGATTCGAAGAGGCATTGCACGGCTCCTTGCTAGAAAAAATTCCGGAGTCGTTTTCGAATGTGAATTCCCAGATTGCGTCGGAAGTAGTTAGAGACAATATAGTTGACATCAGAGACGAAGACGATGGATTTGTTTGTTCTGCAGTGATGCTTGAAGATGTTTTAGGTGTCACTGTTTTGCATGCGAAGAAGATGGAAGATCTTGAACGTGATTTGTGGGTGTGTTATAACATCAGCGGACGAATTTTTACATCCCCTTTGGTTGAGGTAGCTCGTGACACAAAAAGAGATCTGTTATTCTTTCAAATTGAAAAATCAAAACGACAATTTCGCAATATAACTCATCTCATACCATCGAATGTCCCAGAACAACCCAAAATTGAGCAAGATGCACTGTTGATTCGAAAACAACGTTATACGCATGAACAGTGCGAAACCAAGATTTTTGATATATTGGCAATGAAGGTGACAGAATTTGTGCCCACGAGTGATGACCCAGATTGTGGATTTCAGTACAGAGCTTTGTTGAATGGACAACTACAGGCGCTCCTTCCAATAGCAACTAAACCTGGAGATTGTGGCTCCCCCCTCATTGCAGTAAATTCGGATAGTATTAAACCTTTAATTGGCATACACAAGCGTGCTTCAGCAATAGCAGCTAGCTGTGCAGTTTTCTGCATGGAAGATATTTTGACCTGCCGTAGAAAATTAAATAAAACTAATCCCCAGGCACTTAAACCTCAAAAAGGATGCAATGTCCAGTTTTTAGATTACGATCCCAAGGACATTCAAAATTTTGGAGCAGCAGTTGTTGCAAAATTTGACCAGAAAACGCATTTACCTATCAAGACTCAATACCATCGGTCCATTCTTCATCCACCTTGGCATGAGCATACATTTGCACCCACAATTTTGTCAGATCTAGATCCTCGATTAACAGATGACGATGGCATTCCAAAGTGTGAGATTATTCGACCTGAAATTTTTAAATGGAAGCGAGTTTTCGATTATGGAAATATGGACAAAGATCTGATGAAAAAGACAATTGAAGATGTGACAGAAAGGATAGTAGATGTGGCGAAAGCGTCTGGAAAGAAAACTCGTGTCCTTACAAAATCTGAAGCATTAAATGGGTGTTCTCTCTATGAAGTCTCAAATCCAATAGATAAACATTCGTCAGTAGGAATACCCCTTAAAAATTTATTTACACAGAGTCGCGGAAAATACCATTATTTGAAATTCAATGAACAAAAACAATTTTGGTCAATAGATATGGAAAAAGAGTGTGGTAAGGTTCTGAATAACCTCTGTGACCAATTAATTGACACATATAGACGTGGGGACAATCCAGTTTTGATCTATGAAGTTTGCCCCAAAGATGAAGTGCGAAAATTGAAGAAAATTTATGACACACCACAAACACGAATTTTCACTCCAGGCCCATTCCAACATTCAATAACATACAGAATGTATTTTCATGCTGCTGTGGCATTAGTTCGGGAATGTAGATTGAAGTTACCAATGAAAGTGGGAATGAATCCATTTGGTGATGAAGTTGATTATATGGTACGAAAGGCTATCTCCAAAGGGACAAATTGTTTCGATGGAGATTTCTCTCATTATGATGCTAGTCATCCTCTCTTCTTGGTGCGTTCAGCAATGAACGTATTTCATAGAGTGGCTGTAGAGACGACTGAACGTGATCCTCGATTAACACCAGAATTGTTTGCAAAACAATTGGAGGATGAGCGTATTATTAGAGAAGGTATAATGAGAGCCGATCTTCAACCATTTATATCAATTGATGGCCATTTGGTGCAGTTTTCAGGAGGAGTTTTTTCAGGACAACCAGCAACTACAGATCTGAACGGAATTCTAAATTTTATGTACATCTATTATGCTTGGCTCAATATTATGAAAGATCAACCAGAATTACAAAATATGGCAGCATTTCTACATCACTGTGAATTTTTGTGCTTTGGCGATGACAATATTCTCTTCACATCTGACAAAATTCTTAAAAAATTCAATTTGCAAACAGTCCACGATGTCCTTGAAAAGCATTTGGATGTTATTTTATTAGGCAGTTCAAAGGACAAAAATAATATAGAAAAATTTCACCACTTTACTGAAGCAGAGTTTTTGAAAAGAAAGTTTGTGTTGAAAGGAGATAAATTCACTATGCCGTTGGTTGATGAGTCAATAGTTAAAATGTTGGAATGGACTACAGGACCAAAACACATCTATGCCACGAGAAAATTAATTCGGCCTCCAAAACAAAATAAAATCATTCAAATTCCGAACATACAACTTCAGTCAGATTATCTTTTGGAACAGGATTTGCAAAGATTGCGAGATTGGGTGGACGATCAACAAGGAGGATTTAAGCGTGAAGGATCTCGTAAAGTAATGTATTTTGGCTCAGAACCGTATGAATATAATGGAGGACAACACCAACCAAAAAGAATTCCTAAAATTTTTAGAGATCTTTTTCATTTTGACTTTAATGGAGTGCTTATAAACTATTATCCAGATACGTCATCAGGCATTCCATGGCATCGCGATAATGAAGAGTTAGAAGAAGGGATCAAAATTTTTACATTAACACAATCACATCTTTGCACATTACAATACAAATATGAAAATAGAATGTATGAAATTCCCACACAAGAAAATCAATTAATTCATGACTTTTCAGAAACATTAAATACATGCTTCCATCGCACACTTTCAAAAGGACTTCGAATTTCAATTTCTTTCAGGAATCATATTCCTTATACTTGGGAAGAGCACCTGGATGATACCCCTCATATAGATTATCCAGTTTTGGTCCAGACCGCGCAGACGTGCCTTGTAGAACTTGTTCTGCATGGTAGAGAAAAGTATAACAAGTATAGGGAATGGTTTAAGCAAGTCCTTCCACAAAATACAACAGAATTACTCACTTATGAAGATCAATTAAAACAAATAAATGTTAATTGGCGGCCTCATTTCTAGGCCTAGGACAACAATTTGAATTCGTTTGTCCACACAAATTCAAAATGTCTAAGGAAACAAAAGCAGAGGCAGTTCCGGAAAATAATCCATCTCTTGCATTTACCAATGAGGATGTTAGTTTACCAACTTCACACTCGGCTTTTACCGAGCCTGGCACATCTCCATCTACAGTTGCCAGAGACATTGGTTGTACGGGAGTTAGAGTCTTTCCTGAACTTTACGAAAAAGACTATCAAATTGATAGTATAACCTGGGATATTGGCAAATCTCCGGGTACAATTCTTAAAGTTTTCACAATCTCACCAGACATGCATCCCCAAATTGCTTATTTAATGAAAATGTTCCAGTTTTGGTCAGGTACAATCGACATTGTCTTCAAAATTGCTGGAACTGGATTTAACGCAGGTCTCATTGGCATAACCACAGCAAATCCACTAGTACCATTAGAGACATATAAAAACACAACTGATTTTTGTAATTTTGATACACAGTATGCAGATCCAAAACAATTGGCACTTTTTAAAGTCACACCACAAGATTTTCATATTTACAACACACATATAAATTCAATAAATCAAACAGCGACAGGCGACACAGATGCAGACAAAATTACTAAAGCATCTGGATTGGCAGCAAAAGTGGCAGTATTTGTTTCTCTTCAATTGGCCTCAGGAACTTCAGGAAACACATCAGTTGACATTGGTGTTTTTCTTGTGGCATCAAAAAGTTTTCGTTTACATCAAATTTTACCGGCACCTTCTTCAATAACCAATAATATATCATTCGAATTGTTAAATCATGCACTTGACGTCTCGAACCCATATACAAAAACAGCTACATTAGAAAGATGCCGAGGAATGATGGCAGTTCCCCTCTCCTTATTAGACAAACCCAAACGTTTTATTGCAAATTGCGCCGGGGCGACTGGATGGGAGAACGATCGTAGGATTTGGAACAAGACGCATACGTATAATTCGATTAATGGACCAATAGTAATTGAAAATGTCACATATGACTATCCGGCTTTTCTTGGTTTTTACGAGTCCCATCCTACCACAGTTGTTTCAATTCCAGTTAATCAAAATGATGAGACAGCTTTGTCATCGCACGTAGCGACATTGGATTACACAGATTACTTTGAAGAACATCCTGAAGAGAAATTCGTCGGCGTTGGCTTTTACACCAAGAATTGCATTCCTGCGTCTTTAATTCCACGTAAATCAGTCTTGCAAAATATCAGAACAGTAGAAAGTCAAAATCTCGATGGCGCTTTAGGCCTTTATGCCATCGACAATCCTGAAGAGTATCAAAATTTGACGTCAATGTTGCCACAACATCCACGATTTGACTCAATTAGAAATTCGTTTCAGTGGGGACTTGCCATGATAAATCCTACGACTAAACATTATACAAATTTACATTCCTTCACCACTCTTAAAAATTTAACTTGTACACCACCTGATTGGGAGTTGGATTTTTCACTCAAAGGACCATCTTCTGGCGAAAGTTTTCTCCTTTTTACAGACACATATGATTATCAAGCAGCGGATCTCATTTCTATAGATATTGGCTTACCCTCATTTCAAACTGAACATTTGGCTTCTTATATGTACAATAAACCAATTCAATCTAATCAGTCAGTTTTGTTGTCTATGGTCGATACGATAGATGACAAAATTGTCTCTCAAGCAAAATTGTATCCTGAGGGGTACATAACAGTTCCAACAGTCTCACAATTAACTTTTTATGGTATTGATCGATACAAGCTCATTGCTCAACGTGTCGTACCTAGAAATTATGAAATGCGACCAACTGCTGTTCAAAATTTAGTTACCAATATGATTGCGGCTCGAACGCAACAGGAATCACAAACTACATATCAAACAAAATATACAAACTTTTTGCTGTCCCAACACAAACTCCTTACAAAGAAATTTAAAACAGTAGATAAGCTTAATAAATATCTCGACGAACATAGCACAAAATGGCCAGCGGAGCCATTGCCACCGGAGCAGCCATCGGCACCGGACTCTTAAGCCAAGCATCAGCTGACACTACCTCACGACAAAACACCCAAACATCAATAATTGGCGGAATAGTACGAGATGCAATTGCAGCTGCCCATCTTGCGCGCGAACGAAATTTAAATCCTGCTTTACATTATTCGGCAGATCAGTATAATTTAGATCATCAAATTGCGACACATTATGCTAATGGAATTCAAAATTACGGCCCTTACGCTTATGGTTTTGGCAGAATGGGAGATATAAATATGAATGGAAGAAACAGACAGGATGAAAAAATTGATTTAAAGGCTCTCAGCAAATTACCTGTAAATGGATCTGATACATCATCTTGGAATCAATTTAAAAATTTCTTTAATTCAATTGGCGGTGAGAGCTGGGACTCTCTCAATAAAGAGGACAGAATTGCAGAAATTATGAAAGAAGTTCAAAAACAACTTAGTATGGTACCTGACCTAGAGACTTCTGGGCCAGTAGAAATTGGAGGAAAACAGATCGAGTTTCAACCAGAAAGTGCCCCAACCATAAGTGAATCTCTTCCAAATCATCCCGAAATTAAGACCACTCAACAGGCTCCAGGATCGTGGCATCGCCCTGCAGACCCGGAGGATAAAGCTTATCATCGAGTTCCTCCTCCGGGTGTGTTGGGCCTTGACGCTCCTCCTTTCGAAGAAAAGAACAATCTCCCATCTACATCTAAATCTAATTTTCTTTCTCCTGGAAATTATGATCTATCCGGATTCCCATCTACATCAGAATTTCAGACATATCCAAAGCATTTACAAAATATGTATCTTAATCATGTGAAATCTCCGAGCGTAGTGGATGTTTCTTCCCCATCACATCAATTACCAGTAGAAACAAAAGTTTTCGTAAATTCCAAAAGATCTAAACAAACTTTCAAGAAAAAGAATGAATAATCTCTTAATTTACCGTTATACAATTTAGTCATTGTGATTATATTGCGCGTCCACATCAAATATCACCACATGCCTTTTTTATATAAAATCGAATCTTTGATCCAACTTTTGGATTTTATTGAAGACCAATTTCAAGTCGACTTTGAGCTTGGGAATTCTATTTACTATCTTTTGCAATTCCCGAAACCTTGGAAACCTCACACCAACGAACCTTGGTTTCTTTATTACTGCGACATCTATGAACACTTCAAAAGGACGATCGAAAACGATCCACAACACCTACATCCTGATCTTGGTGTTACTATTGATTTCTTACCTGATCCGGAGTCTTTTGTCGCTGGTGCAACAAATTCAAAACTTTTCGTTTATAAATACCAGAAAAATCCCAGAAAAAAGACAAACCTCCTCGCTCACACCTTAAATTGCGTATGCGAGGATTGTAAATATTCGGAACAATTGGCACTAGCTTTAGACAGGAAAGACAGATTAGTCTCTGCAATTAAACGAAAGACTGATCATAATGGGCAATTGCTTCAGCGACCTAAATTCGGCCAGAAAAAGATTCAAAATTACATTAGAAACTCCGGAAGTGAAGACCTATTTAGACAACATACCAGTGGGTGTTCAGCGAATCAACTTTATTCTAGCCTTGCAAAATATACCAAACCCACCGTGGAAATAACATCTCCAACTAGAGACATGTTGGACTTTCGCTTTAAAGAAGTGCAGCGAAAGAAAGAAACACTTAGTGATGAGCTCATCTCAAAATTAGCAATAGCTCTCACGTCAACGGGATTGCCAGACGCAATCCCTAAGATATTGCGACAATTAAAAGTACCTGAAGGAAAAATCGATCAATTGGCTTACGATAATCAAACGGTGCCACCGGACGTGACACCTAAGAACAAGACACAATCATTACCTTTATAATCATGACTTTTCTCTGACCGCAGTTCGAACGCAAAGGTTGTCCCAGGTGAGATCTAAGAAGACAGTGACTGGACACCACTGTTTTGCCTGAACGTTCTTATGAAAGTCTTTAAATAT